CCTCCTCTTATACGTCTGTAGTCTGGACTTCCCCCCTGGATGTGGTTAGTATGGGACATGAAAGTAGCAGTAGTCGCACTCGGCTTAGTCTGCTCTCCCCTACTTGCGAGAGAGCGTACCTTCGGATGGTGTGAGCAGGGGGGCCAGACAGTGTATGCCCCTCCCCAGCAGGGGCAACCTTCCACCAGCCGGTCATTCCAACAGTCATATCCCAGATGCGTCATCACAGTGTACTTCAAGGGCACCGTCAGACTGGCGGCACTGTTCTCCGATGACAATGGGACCACCATGACCAACCCCTTCACTGCCGCCACCAATGGATACTGGTTCTTCTATGCCGACCCCAATCACTATGATGTGAAGTTCGAGCAGGGCGGACTCCCGGCCCCCTTCACACTGGGTGATCTATTCTCAGGTGGCATCGGTGGGATACCCTTCGTAATCCAGGCGACCTCCAGCCCACAGGTCATACTGGCTGGGACTCATAACCAGGGTCCTAATGTGAGTGTGGACTGCTGGAGTGGGCCTCTGCTGTTCCCATACCCTGGGAACTATGGCCATGTCACCGGACACAAGGTATTCTGCGATGTCCAGAACGATGGGAGTGGAATCATTACAGTTACTTGGTTCGATGATCAGGTCAAGTCCATCATGATATCGGCATCCGGGTATGGCCCCATCGGACCCTCTGGACCGGCTGGGTATGGGGCCTACCCGTATGTGGCTAATGCTACTGTGTCCCCCATGAGTATCCCCTATGCCACTCACGGCCAGGGGACCAATGTGACAGTGGACTGCTGGGGTGGCCCACTGGTCGGGGGGTCGATATCCGGGGTGAAGGTGTTCTGCCAAGCAGCTACTGACGGTGGGGGCAATGTCACATTGGTGTGGGGGGCTGCCACAGTGAAGTCATTCATGATATCGGCGTCTGGCAGGGCTCAGCCGTATGTCACCAATACGACCGTGAGCCCCCAGACCATACTGGCGACTACTCACAAGCAGGGCTTCACCCCCGATGTGACTTGCTGGGATGGAATAGTGGCTGGGTCGGCTACCCAGGGACACAAGGTATACTGTGACGTAGTGAAGAACTCCTCCGGTGATGTAATCATTACCTGGGGAGGGTCGGTGGTGGGGTCGATTCAAGTCCAATAGAAAGGATACGTATGCAACCTGTGTCACCTGTGTTGACTGAGGAGTTCCAACCGCTGGAGGTAGTGTTCGGGGGCAAGAACCAGCCCGAGTATGCACAACTCCCGGCTATGTTGTCCTCGAACCACCTGATGATCGTGCATCGCTGGGTGTTGACCCCAGAGGAGAGGCGGGCGATAGCCAATGGTGCGAGTCTATTTATCAGCCAGATGGTGTTCGGGCAGTTACCCCAACCCATCCGGCCTGAGATCATGCTGGATAACCGGCAAGTAGTAGCACTAGCCCAGGAGCTGGGGCTGGTGAACCCCCCAACAACAGATAAGAGTGAAGTAGAGGTGTAAATATTACAATGAAGAAGCTAATGATCCTCTTTATGGCTGCTGGACTCGTGTACTGTCAGCCTGTGACCACTGGAGCTAACCCCCAGGTCGAACTTGGGGCGAGTCTATACAATATGGGGACTGTGAGAGTCTATACCGGCACTGGAGCCCCCGGCACTGTCGTCACACCGAGTGGAACTCCCCCACAACAGGGTGACTTCTATATCGACACGGTCGGGAAGGTGGTCTATCAGTGCATCCCGGCAAGTTGTGTGTCAAGCGGGTGGTCCCGGACCTCGCAGGCGATCTCTGTTACGTCATTTGGGATTAATGGCACCAGTACGGATGCCTCTAACTTCAATACAGCGATATCGGCAACCGCTGGGTCGGCTTGCCTCTATATTCCATCGGGTGTGACGGTGAATCTGACCAATAACAGCGTCACGGTGCTCACAAATACCTGCATTACTGGCGATGGGCCTCTGTCGAAGATACAAGCGGCTGGACTATCGAGTCCTGGCCTGGGAGTGCTCGATATTGCCTCTGGACAGAGTAACATTCGGCTCAACAACTTCCTGATAGATGGCGGCACCACTACCCCCGTCCCTATTGCGTATTCTACGGCCACGGCTAACGGACCTATGTACTCTGGGTTTACTACTGGGTCCACAATCTGGGCTCACGGTGGGAATACCAATATAACCCTCAGTTATGTCACGATAAGCCACACTAATGGCTATGCAGTGCTGTTTGACTCCCGGACTGCGGCTATTAGTAATGTCCTGCTGACCCACTTCACCGATATCAACGCCCGGCCCAACTTGTTCGGTGCCACGACCGGCGCGGCCAACTATGGAAGCTGGACTGGAGGTGTGTTGTTCTCGATAGATGGGACTGGAGCTGTCTATACCAGGGATATCACTGTGGAGCACTCCCTCTGGCAGAATGTGGTAGGGAACTGCCTGTGGATGGCTCACACCGGAACTACAGGACCGGCCAATGGGATTAACTTCAAGTTCATAGACAACACCTTCATCGATGTGGGCTTGGATGCCATCCTGGTGAGTGGGGTCGATGGCTATACCGAGACTAACAATAGAGTGCAGCGGGGCGGCTATGTCGTGACCTCCGATGTGGGCGCTACCAGAGTTGGAGGTCCGATGTGGCTGCAAGGCTTCAGCCCAGTGGCCTTCGATACCTACTTTCCTCTGCATAACTTCGTAAGGAGTAATAACTGGGCTATGGAGTGTGGGGGACTGGCTGCCCTCGATGGAGCCTATAATGGCGTGTTCTCAGGGAACACAGTAGAGAGCCCCTGGTTCAGTGATGACCCACTGGCGTCTAACTCTACATGCGGACCCAGCGGCAACGTGGGGACCAACTTCGTAGGGGGAGTCACTACGGCCAATAGTGCTAATGCCTCCAATGGACCTCAGCACATCATCATCTCTGGGAATGCCTTCCTGGGAGTGGGGTATAGCTCGGTGGCCCTGTACCCCTGCTATCAATGTACCGTCACCAATAACAACATCTTCCAGTGGGCGACTACCGCTAATCCCATCGTGTTGGCCAACATATCCACCTCATCTAATGGGCATAGCTACCAGAATGTGGTATCTAACAACAATATCTACTGGTTCCCTTCAAGTTCGTCCCCAGCTATTATTGAGAACTGCCAACCCAGCGGTGGGTCATGCCAGTACCCGCAGTTCACCAATGACTTCAACTTCGTGATGAACAACCGGGTTGTGGGTAACACCTTCGAGTTCCAGAGGAACCCCTCCAACTCATCCAATGGTAATGCGAGTATATCTGGCAGTGGAACTCTGATGCTGAATAGTGTGTCTACCGGCAATGTACTGCCGATCAATGCTATAGCAATACAAGCTGAAGGAACTGGCAACCCATACCTTCAGATCTACCAGAACAATGGCACCGGACTCAACTTGGCGTCATTCACTGCCACTGGTAATAAGGATATGGTGGTCCACTTCTCTAACCTGCCTCTGGTCGTGGGCGCTGGATATAGAGTCTACTGCGATGACTGCACGACTGCGGCTACTTGTGCTGGAGGCGGGACTGGCCATCAAGCCGTGACCAATGCTACTGTGTGGACTTGCAACTAAGGAGGGAACTATGAGGAAGATAACCTTATTATATGTGCTGTTATGTGTGCTGTTGGCTGGGAATCTAGTCTCGCAGCCTGTAGTGACTGGCCCTAGAGTTGACCTCACTCAGGCCAGCGCCACTGAACCAATAAAGGTAGTGGCGAGTCTCCCCACCGGTCTGCCCCCTGAGATCCCCTGTAAGTATGGGGATATGGTGCTGTTGACTTCTGCACCAGTCAGCCAGCAGATCTATCTTAATACAGGTAGTGGACCCTGCAACTGGAACCAGCAGGGTGGGAGCGGCGGGGGTGGGGGCGGTGGACTCCAGGACCCAGGGAGTTCCGGCATCATCTTCAGGACTACGCCCAACATGACCCGTATTGCTAACTATATGGATATGGTCGGCTTGTTCACCGGCTGTAGTGTTGCAAACCCACTCTTGAGCTATACCGGAGTGTGTGTGCCTAATAGTGGAGGTGGTGGAGGTGGTGGTGGGTCGTCCTATGTCACTGCCGCTACTACTTCCCCTCAGACCATACTGGCCAGCATACATGGACAGGGCACTAATGCAGTAACATACTGCTATGACGGTCCAGTAAGTGGGTCTGTTGCTACCGGGAATCAGGTTGCGTGTCAATTTAACAAGAACTCCACAGGTGACGTAATTATTACATGGGGGGGCACTGTTGTCAAGTCCCTACAGATCTTCTCATCGGGGGCTGGGCCTGCTGGACCTGCTGGCCCCGCTGGGCCTCCAGGTGGAGGTGTCAGCAGTGTGGGACTGTCTGCCCCGTCTATGTTCACTGTCGCTGGTAGTCCCGTAACTAGTAGTGGAATCATCAGCTTAGCTCTGGTCCCCCAGTCATCGGGTCAGGTGTTCGCAGGGCCTACGAGTGGGCTGGGAGTGCCTGGATTCAGATCGATAGCGGCATCGGACATACCGCCTACGATCACCGCTAATACGACTGGGGTGGCGAATACGGCTATTAACGCGGCTTCGACTCCCACTACCTGCCCCAGCGGGCAGTATGCAAGGGGGGTTGATGTGTCATTCAATGCGCTGGGGTGTACGTCTGCGGCTGGGTCTGGCACAGTCACGAGTGTGGGGCTGTCACTTCCAACTGATATATATACGATATCGGGCAGTCCAGTGACGAGTGCCGGGACCTTGACTGGGACCTACAATACACAGATTACCAATACGGTCTTCGCTGGGCCTGTGTCCGGTGCGGCTAATATCCCAACCTTCAGGTTCCTTACGACCTGGGATATCCCTAATAACTCGGCTAACACCACTGGGAATGCGGGCACTGCGACATCTGCCCAGAATACTCCTACACTGTGTCCGGCTGGGCAGTATGCAAGAGGGGTGGATGGTAGCTTCAATGCATCTGGGTGTACGGTGGATGGAGGTGGCGGCGGTGGTGGGACTGGTACAGTTACCAGTGTCGGGCTAACTCTGCCTTCTATATTCACTGTGAGCGGGAGTCCGGTGACGGTATCCGGCAGTCTCAGTGGGACCTTCAACAACCAGACGGCTAATACCATATTCGCTGGGCCTACGACTGGATCGGCTGCCCCTACCTTCAGGTCCCTGGCGGCAAGTGATCTGCCTGTAATGATTACGTCCAATACGAGTGGCACTGCCAGTACTGCTAATGCCCTCAATGCCACCCCCACGCTATGTCCGAGTGGGCAGGCTCCCACGGGGATTCTGCCTAATGGGAATGCGACTGGCTGTCAGTCGGTATCTGGGACGAGTAATCAGATGAGTCCAGCACTGTCTGGGACTGGTACGGTGTCAGCCAGTGGGACCACGGTGAGCGGGTCTGGGACTAACTTCAGTACCCTGTTCCCGCTGTGCTCCCCCACCTGTTCCCACGGTGAGGGGGTGGCTGTGTATCCCACGTCGGTATCACAGTCTGGGAAGTACATCACGGCTACCCCCATGCCCAATACCCCTGGAATCAGTAACTCCAATGTGACTAGCTTGATATGGGGGGTGGACGGCACGACCTTCAGCCTCAATGTGGGCGATCAGATCATCCCTACCCGGTCGGTGTTCGCCAATAGTGGGGCGTCCGGCAGTATCAAGGAGTTCTGGTCCCTATCCTATATATATGGTAGTAATAAGGTCCTGACTGCTATACCGATGTATCCTCCGATGGGCAGTCACTACCCGTATCCTTATATATATAACGAGGGCAGCGGCCACTTCCACCTGATATTCCCCAGCTCCCCTAATATCAACTGCCCCAGCACTGACTGTGGGGGCCAGACTGTGGTGGTGGCCGGGAGTCCGGGTGGGGCCTGGGATGGGAACTATGTGGTGAGTGACAGCTCAGTGCAGATGCCCTACCCCACGGCGAGTTACTGCCTGACTACGAGTAATCCCAGGAGTCTGGGCAATGGCGTCTTCCTGGCAGAAGGGCTTACAATGACAGTGGGTGGGACCGCTATTGGAGTCACGCCTACACTGTCTATATCGGTGTCCCTTGGTGTGGCTACTGCTACCTTCTCCTATCCGCATGGCTTCCAAGTGGGGGACACCATCCATGTGTCAGGCTTCACGGGTGGTGCAAGTTCCATCAATACCACCAGCGCCACGGTTGCCACGGTCGGCAATGTGGACTATCCCACGGTGTTGACCTTCTCCACCAGCGCCCCCAGTGGAACCTATACGCAGCAGGCTGGAATTATAAGCGGGGTGTATACTGTCGTCCCCCATGCGGTGTGGAGTCCGGTGTCGGCAGTGTCTACCAATACCAGCCTCACTACCACTACTACTCTGGGCACTGTGGCTGGAGGGGCTAGCTGGCTGGCTGCCCCTGACAACTACTCCAATCTGACTACGATATTCGGAGCTGGCTTGGACTACACGGAGAATGTGGGTGGGATGTACTTCGTGAATAACAACCCCGGCAACACAGGTCAGGCCAATGGGAGCATTGCTGTCTCCAACTGGAGTCACATGTTCAGGATGAGCACTGGGGCTCAGTTCGTGCTGACCCATCCTGAGCACTATGGCTTCCAGTTCAATGGGGGCACTAATGCGGTCCTGGACCAGTGGACTATCAACAGTCTGTTCCAGACCCCAAGTGTCGATAGTGGATTCCCGCTTACACTGGGGGTGTTTAATGCCACTCACCCCAGGGTCAGCAACATATCCTCTTATATGTCGGTGGGTAACTTCCTGGATATTGAGAACTCTACCCAGCCGGAACTGACTGGCTTCGATGTGGAGAATGTGGCCGATGGGGGGTGCTGGGTGGTGGCGGCGAGCACATATCCTGTCATTGCCAATGGCCAGTGTAAGAACTCCACTGACCTCAATTCCACCTTCATGCAGAACAACTATACCGATAGGAACATGCATGGTGCGGTATTGACTAATATCTCTATTGTCAATCCATTCAGGGGATTGTACTTGATTGGCCCAGATATCATCGTTGACAACGTGTATATTGAGGGCTCTCAAGCCCCCAGTATCACGGTTAACAACTCCGATGGGACCAGTGCCAATATCAAGTTAGCGCATATTCAGATCAACAATAACAACAGTCAGGGACCGGCATCCCAGCCTAATAGCACTACGGCGGCAGTTGAACTTAGCACCTCTGTACCGGGCATTACGGTAGATGATGTCACCATTAAGAACTCCTGGGGCACTGGAGTGACGGTCAATGCTCCCAAGGTGGCGATTCGTAACCTCAATATTACCAACCAGTTAGGGGTTGGGATCTATGCTGTGGGTGGGAGTACGTCACTGACCCTCTCTAATGCTAATCTGTCTGATATAGGGGGCACGGCCCTGATCTCCAACACTATTGGAGAGTTGCAGGTGAATGACCTCTATGTTAAGAACTCCAACAAGACTACCTCGTATCCGGGAGCCACTGGAGAGACGGTACTGTGCGCTAACAACACCTATGAAGTCCTTAAGAACGTGCATATCTTCGATGACCAGAACCCGGCTACTGGTGTGGCTATCCATCCTGGTGGAGGTGCTACTTATAGCAGGTGGGATAATGTTACTCATGTACTCCCTCATGGAACCTTCGCGGTAGGGGGTCTGGGCACCAGTGGTGTCAGCTTCATTAAGGGCTCTGGCTATGTCCAGGCGCTGGCTGCGTCTTCCACTATTGCACCTCAATATGACACGGTAACGATCAGTGGGGCTGCCACGATCAATAACATCACGATACCGGCCTCCGCTCAGAGTGGAGATAGACTGTGCGCCATCGATGGCGGCGGCGGCTGGGTAACTAACACTGGGGGTAATATTGGCAAGGCGTCCAGCCCTGCGACTGGCCAGATAGTGTGCTGGGTTCTAAGCGGCAGCACATGGTATCCGACGATATGAGTGTAAACATTACAGGAGCAATAGAATGAAGAAGCTATTAGTACTGGCAGCTCTGATATTGCCTGGGGTCGCCAGTGCCCAGGTTGGAATCAGCAACATCGGGGTCATATTCGTGAGTTCTAGCCCGTCGGGGTCGTGTGCTAGCGCTTCCCCACTCCGGTACAACTATACTGACGGCTCACTCTGGGGGTGTAACAGCAACACCTGGACCCAGATCTCAGGCGGGGGAGGCGGGGGTGGGGCGACCAACACCCTGCAACTTACTGACTTCAAGCCGTCCTTGGCTGGGGGTACGGTCACGATCCAGGGTGGCAGGCTCAGGTTTGGGACTAATCCCTGCCTGAACTTCACAAGTCCGGCCACGGCGAGTGCAACGGTGACGGCTGGTGGTCCAGCAGTTGGTAAGCTGTTCGCTACCTCGTCCTGCGCTTTAGTGCTTCAGTATCCTAACTCAGTTACGGCGACCTGGGCGGCGTCTGGAATGTCTACCCAGGCTGTACCCACCCCAACTGTCCCCCCGGTGACTGGGTGGTACATAGCGGATGTGGCGATTGGCACCACTGCCATAACCGGGTTCACAGATAAGAGGTCTATACCGGGGGTGGATGGAGCTACCCCTGGCAGTGGTCTGACTGAGGACTGTACGCTGGGGCCTTGCCTGATGGCAATCGATACGGCGGTGGTGGCCCAGCAGGGTGGGAACAATACGTTCACTGGGACTAACACCTTCGTGGGGCCGGTTGATGCATCTGGGGCCTCCATGACTAAGACTGCCAGGGTGGTGGGGGCTGATCCGAGTGGGGCCTGCACCAACAATAATGAGGTAGTGGTGAGTAGTGCAACGGGCAACCTATTTACATGCCTGACTGGAACTTGGCACGCTGCTGGAGGAGGTGGGGGTTCATCACTGTATAGCTACACTACGACAGTGGGGGCTGCTATTACTGGATGTGCGGGAGCTGGTCAGGACTGCATTATTGCCATGACTCCTGCTACTGGGACTGGATCACTGCCAGCATTGGCGGCTAACAAGTGCTTCGGTTATACGATGACCTTCGTCAGTAATCAGGTTAGCAACATTACCCCCAAGCTGTGGTTCGGTAGTGGCATGACTCTTGGAGGGACATATACCACCGGCAGTTCCCTTGTCTCTGATGCTGCCGGGGTCAATCCATCCCCTATGAGGTTCAGTGGGGTGATCTGTAACAACAATGCGACCACGGCAGCCCAGACCGCTACCTTAATCACTGAGTTTCACCAGGGTAATGGCGGGTATGCCACCACTGGGTCAATGGCCCAAGCTGCTGGGTCTACTGGGCTCCAGATCGGTATCAGCGTCAACCCGGTGGGGGTTGAGATCTTCACGGTCCTGGTCCTGACTGTTAGTCTGCTTAGTTAAGGAGTAGATATGCGTAAGTACCTTATTGCTCTATTGCTCGCAGTAGCCTGTCATGCCCAGACCGCATATAAGAAGGTTACGATATGCTCATCTGGCTGTGACTATGGCCTGACGTTCACTGACCTACAGAATGCCTTCGATGATGCTATAGCCTACACTGAGACATCCGGCCAGTGTAAACTTTACATCATTGAGGGCACTGCTGGGCAGGCATTGAACCTTAACTCTGAGGTGGCATTGAGAGCGAGGGCCACCTGTCGGCAGTTCATTGAGTTGAGGTCATCCGGCAGTGCCGCCTTCAGTCCCGGCCAGAGGTATAACCCGGCTACGGACCATCCCAATGCCTTCACATTGAAGGTGAGTACGGCCTTCCCCATCTATGCTAAGGATTCCACCAGCTACTGGCGCTTCAGGAACATCAGGTTCGCTACCAAGGCCCAGATCGATGGCCCACTGACCTCCCCGGAGACAGTGATATCTGGGGCTTGGAGCGGGACCAATATCACAGTCACGGTGAATAACCCGACTGCATTGACCAGCGCCCCTGTGGAGATAGTGGGGTCATCGGTGGCTGGCTATAACACTGGCAATAGTCCCGCCACTCTGGTGGACAACGGCAATGGGACCAGTACGTTGACGCTGGACAACACTAACAACCCTGGGGGCAGTTGCTCCTCGTCCTGCGGCACTATCCGTACCCTGTACAACTACTATGCTGTCCACGTCACGTATGGTGACTTGGGGTCTGGGGCCGATGTGAATAACCTGCCCCACCACCTGGAGATATTGCAGTGCTATATGGGTCAGGCCGGATGGGGTGAGGCTCCAGAGGGGCTAGCCACCTCTGCGGACAATGTGTATGTCCTGGATAGCTACTTTGAGAACTTCACCCGGATCGGGAGTGACACCTTCGCCATTGGCGCTATCGGCCATAACACGGTGATGCGTAATAATTACATGTCAGCAGTGAGTGAGACATTCGGATCGGGGGGCTCATTCCTGCCTGCTGGCTTCCTGGGCACCTTCACCTACTTCCTGGGGAACAATGTCACTAAGGACCCCTGGATGTTCTACGACGAGGGGGCTGGTCCGCCATCTTCTCCCTGCTTCACGGGTAAGATCTACTGGAACAACACGGCTAACACCAACTATGTGTGTGGTTCTACGAGTGGGAGTTGGACCCTGCTGCCCACTCTCACCCGCTACAATGTGGGGGCATCGCCTAAGCAGGTGCCTAAGAACCTGATCGAGTTCAAGCAGGGCCTCGCGATACGTATCTTCGGTAACTCAATAGGTGGGTGTCCTGCGAGGACAGGTCAGGTGTGCTCCGTAGTGGACTTGGAGCAGGTCACGCAGCCCATCAACTTTGGGCCGGGGTATGCTCCCACCTGCGATTCCAACTCTAATGTCCCCTATCCTTGTATATATCTGGCTCAGCCTTGGACTACGGTGGCGGATGTCAACATTCAATCTAATAAGATGCCCAATAACCCGGCCAGTTGGATCGTTGGGTCTGCCCTGTTCACGTTTGGGGTGGGCAAGCAGAACTACTGGACGGTTACAGGCAATGGTACGTCCACTATAACGTCAACCGGGAACCCGTTCGAGGACGGTATGGGAGGCTGCCAGAATGGGAATGTGCTGGTGGATGGGGTGACGTATGGGTTCCTACAGCCCGGTCCTAACTGCCACTCTTATATAGGTGCGATGACGGCCCAACTGTGTGACCCGGTGTATACGAGTGGGTATGTTGGTTGTGGGACCGTGACCATATCAGCGGGGACACATGCCCTGTACTTCCCCCGCTACGATAATGGGCAACACAGTGTCCGAATACAGAACAACCTCCAGACGGGCCTGACTGACGAGAGGAACTACTGTGCATCACAATCTGGGGGGCCTATCTACTGTGAGGTATCGCCTGGATGTGTAGGGAATGGGTCTTGTGGTTCAACTGGGACCCTGGATGTGCTTCAGGCCAGCTTCGATATGCACTATGACCACAACTCAGTGTTAACATCCCAGTTCTCTGCTGCATCTGGACTGGTGCTGAGGCTGGGGTCGGCATTCCCTAACAACTACGGTGGCCAGAATAGCACGACGAATAACATATTCCCGATGGGGCAGTATGCCTTCAATACCAATACTGGCCCCCAGAATGGGTGTGGGTTCCAGTATGCAGTGAGTGGGGTGCCGGGTGGAGGCTGGGATGTAAGGAAGAATATCATCTATATTCAGTCCCCGACCGGCCAGACCTGGGCACCCTTCGTAACTGGAGCTGTTAGTTCTGCCTGCGCCTCTGATCCAACTACTACGAATAAGTGGCCTGCGGATCATGCCGGTGGCACTCACTGGGACTATAGTGGTGGTACAGGATACCTTAATGCGAGTACCTTCGCAGTGCAGAACCCCACCTATCAGAACTGGGGCACTGATGGGAGAGATCCTGGGGTGGATCTTAATACACTGGGATGGGCTACGGCCCATGCCATTGATGGGGCTCCCAACCCATATCTGGACATGCGGGTCCGTAATCTGGTGCCCACGGCTGGGCATGGACTGACCATCTATGCCACAGCCCTGGACACTGGGGCCTGCACCTGGGAACTGAGCACTGATCCCAATCAGTATGCTTCCCCGGTGGCGGTTACCAGTCAGGCCAGGACCGGGAGGGATGTTATAGCGGTCTGGAATAATGGCACCTTGGCGGCATCCACTACCTACTTCGCCAGGATGACCTGCGGGGGCCAGACCTCGGAGTTCACAATAGATGGTCTGAGAGTGATGGTGACAACAGCGCCATGAGCAACAACGGTATGATTAAGAAGATACTGGAGAAGGACAAGGTACGCGGCTATGTCCCAGCAAGGGGCTTCGGTATCAAGGATAAGGTCTATGGTGCGTACCTGACCAAGCTGGACCCAAGGAACAATGAGCATGTCAGGCTGGCTCTGGGCAGGAGTAAGGACCCCCGGTTCCTGGAGTTCCTGGAGCGTATCAGCCTGCCCCAGTACAATAGGGTGAGCCTCCAGACCATAGCTAAGGCGTGCTCCATAGACTTGCAGGAGTTCAACAACTGGTGGCTGAAGGAGAGCACCCAGGCGGCTATTGCTGTGGCTCAGAACAGCAGCATTAAGATAACAGAGGACATAGCCCAGGATGCGCTATCACGGGACAGGGCCTGTGAGAGATGCGATGGGCTGGGGTGGGTGTCGGCCCCGGCTGGGCTGCCGCTTGACACTCCGGGGTACAGGATCGTCAATGCTGGAGATGGGGACAGTGGCCCAATGTATGCCCGCGACTGCCCCAATGGGTGTAACAAGGGCAAGTTGAGGAAGCCGGGGGATGCCCACGCTCGGGATGTCATACTGGCGATGAGTGGGCTGGTGACTAAGCAGGGTGGCCCTAGCGTCACGGTCAACTTGGGGACCGTTAGCCATGCCTCCGCTCTCAGCACCCTACATGACGCCATGACGATTGATGTCGATGGGCCTCCGGTTGATAGTGAGAAGCCTCCTGAGGTGTAATGTTTACATGGCTAAGATATGGGATAGGATAATGGCAGTGGTGGGGCCGCTCCAGAGCATTGCCACCAGCCTGTTGTCCATAGCCGGGGACCTCAAGGCTATGCGGGAGCTGTATGAGATGCAGATGGCCCACCATAAGCCCCCTATATATAGGATAACGGAGGCTGCCTCCGAGGATGACACTGAGGTGTCCTATGGGGAGGAGGATGAGAAGACCAAGCTGTACAGGTATCTCATTGATGGGGAGGATAAGGATAGGCTGGAGCAGGAGGATGACTGATGTATAACCCTGAGATAATAGAGAAGCGGCTGTTCCAGGCTAAGAAGGCCGGGTTTAAGTTCCAGCGGCTGGGCCGGGACAGGTCTATTGAGGTGGCGGGGAGGCTGGAGAAGCTCAGGAAGGACATCCGGGGGCAGGACCTGCCCTATGGACAGACATCCAGGCCCCTCAACCAGGAGGAGAATGACTTCATCGAGTCCGAGAGGCTCCTCTGCAAGGCGGACTTCATGTACTATTTATCACGGTATCATGCCGTGGAGAGAGACGCGGGAGTAGGAGCGCCAGAGGGCCTGGGACCGGCAGTCCCGCTGGAGAGTCAGTTCAAGCTGGTCAAGGAGATAGGTAAGAGGGAGGACGAGGTACATGCAGAGTACGCCAAGTACAGACACACAGAGGGCATCCGAGTCTACGCCCACAAAGCGAGACAAGTTCTATTTACATCAACCATCCGCGCCATCAGCCTCCATAGAATGCTGTTCTGGCCTGGGACAAGAGCGTTTGCTGGAACTGTCTCGCCTTCTAGTGTCGGGGAGCTTTACAAGAGGGACCAGATTACGATTACTAGCCTCCCTTTCTGGCTTAAGCCGGAAGTATACCCGGACGTCAAGGACTCAGAGATTGGGTTCGATAGTCCCATCAACTCCAGACTGATCTATCAGGCTGAGAACCAGAAGACCGGGATAGGAGTCGGCACCCAGCAGGATGTGAGCCACCTCAATGAGGTGCCGCTGTGGGATATGCCCCAGCAGATAGGCTTCTTCTTCACTCCAGCTATCCCCAAGTCCAGGATGACCATCCATATCCAGGAGGGGACCAGTTGTGGCAAGGGCAACTACTGGCAGGAGGTCACCGAGTCATGCAGGAGGCGGGATAGAGGGTATGAGAACTGGACCTACGTGTTCGTGCCCTGGTACTATAACCAGTTCAAGTACCGCTCTATCCCTACGGATAACTGGGAGATGGAGCCCCATACTAAGAAGCACCTGGATCTGATCGAGAGGACCAGCCCAGAGTGGTGTGATGGCAATACCTACCATCCGAGTAGAGAGCAGATGTACTGGTGGGAGACAGAGAGGGTGGTGTATGCCAGGAAGGGTGAGTTGGCCAGCTTCCTTGCTAGTTATCCGGCGACTCCGGAGCAGTCCTTCGTCAACCATGCCCAGGGTGCGCTGCCGGTGGAGCTGATAGAGGAGATGGAGATGGACATCAGGCGACCGCACATGTACTCAGTGGAACTGCTGGAGGCGTCATGAGCATAATCCCGCAGTGCCTGTACGTGGAGGGGCAGTCTATCCATATATATAAGGATGAGACTTGGGAGGACATCCAGAGAGATCCCAGGGGTGTCCTGCTGATGTGGGAGCCCCCCAAGCCCAGGGCGAGGTACATCATGGCCTGTGATCCTACTCATGGGATCACTGGGTGGACCAGGGCTACTCGCAGGGTGGGGGATGAGAAGGTGGACAATGGGGCCATTGAGATCTTCCAGGTGGATGCCTGTAAGTTCCCTGTATTCAAGGAGATACCTAACCCGGCTGGGCCTGGAATGGTGCTGGCCCCCGATATAGACCCCCGGACTAAGCAGCAAGTGGAGCTATATAAGGATGTCCAGGTGGCTGAGTTCGCTGCCCCCTGCGATGCCGTAGAGATAGCACGAGTGGCCAACATCCTGGGGAGGATCTATGCAGGGCAGGATGAGGACATGTGCCCCCTCATATGGGAGGCGTATCCGGGGCCGGGGATACTGACGACCCAGGAACTCATCAGGCTGGGCTATGGGAACCTCTGGATGTGGGAGTACATTGACTCCGTGGCCGAGGAGACTAACCGGATGGGATGGAGGTCCAGCCGGGAGAGCCAGAAGATGCTCTGGTATAGGAGTAGGAGGCACCTGATGAGGAAGCAAGTGTGCATCAGGTCCAGGTTCCTGCTGGCTGAGTATGCCAATGCCGAGATAGACCCGGACAAGATGAGGGCTAAGGCATCCCATGGCTACCATGACGATAGGATGCAGGCCGCTAATATGGCATTCTGGGCCGGTCACAAGTGGACTTATGAGGTGGATAGGACGGATGCGCCAGTGACTACGACCCCGGTGGTTGAGTTTCAGCGCTATGCACCTGGGCTGGAAGATGACTATCTCACATATGATGACTGGAAAGAGCTTACTATTGCATCCTGGGAAGTGTAATAATGGCATTCATGGCTAAGAATGACATTAAACCAACCTCTACTGCCAAGGCTGAGGCTGTACCGGCGCGGATCCCGGAGCCCACAGGGACTACATGCAACCCACACAGGATCTGCCACAAGCTCACAGTGAAGGACCGGGCTGAGGATGGCCTCACGGTCACCTTCGACATAGAGCCTGATATAGCTAAGAGGCTCAGGAGGAAGGCTGGAGGGCAGGATCTGGCCCTGTTCCTGTGGGAGAATGTGATCTACAGGAACATCGTGGCCGCTGTGTACTGACATGAGGACGACTTCCCAGGCTTGGTGGTGTGGTAGGTGCCAGACTCGCAATGGCCCTGACCTCAAGATGTGCCTGTACTGTGGCCAGCAGAGGAATGAGAGGCACGCTCAGGTCCATGCCAGTGAGCGGGCAGTGGTGTATTACAACCCACAGACTGGCGAGCATAGGACTCCGGCGAGGGCAGACCAGCCGGTCCCTGAAGTCTATGCCAAGCAGGGCTTCGAGAGGCGGGAGATCCTGAGTATGGGGGCCTGGGAGAAGGAGTCAGGGGTGGTACATGAGGCCAGCAACTACAATCCAGGCAATGAGGCGGTAGATTGTGAGCCTAAGACGACCACAGACCCCAAGTACAGGCAGGTCATTATAGATGATATCAGGGCTGCGATAGCATCTGGGCCTTGGACGGGCCATGAGAAGCTCAAGCAGACTGGAGATAGTGTAAACATTACAGATGACGTATAGTCTAGGGTGTGGACTACTACGATCTGCCCCCGATTAACCCGGATCAGGCCAAGCCTGGGACCAATGACTACGATATTATCCGGTGGTGTGAGGCCAGACTCCAGCGGGGTATCAAGTTCCTGGAGTCCCAGGTCGGATATGACAAGATAGATAGCGCTATTAAGGAGATATTCTCCTATGAGAGGCTGTCCCCGGCCTCTTATACGCCTGGACCCCGCAGTTTATCCAGTACCAGGGCCAATCTAGTGGCTAAGGTGGCTGAGGATCTCGTGGCAATGCTCACGGATACCCGCTGCTTCTGGAATTACAGCACTAATAACCCCAGATTCGAGGAACAGTGCCGGTTGGCCAACAAGATAGCCACCAGATGGTACTCGGATAGGCTCATTGACCTCAGGATTGGCGATGTCATTAGGTACTGGACGGTTGCTGGCACTGGAATAGCCCATATCTACTACTCCAGCAAGATCAATGACATGATGCTGGAGGCTGAGGACCCCCGTAACGTCTTCCCCATCGACCCACTGAGCTATCACAGTGTCCAGGACTGCCTTGGGATCATAACCAGGAGGCCCAGGACCCCTGAATGGGTCAAGGAGGAGTATGACAAGGTGGTGTTACCGGAGTCCGGGGGGTCTACTAGCGGCTTCTTCGGCTGGATGCAGCGTCTGATTGACGGCCCAGGAGAGCGTGGAGGCCCCCTGAGTAAGCGGTCCAAGGGGGATCAGGAGATCCCGCATACTCCCACGGTGTTTGTCAACACGATGTACCTCCATGACAAGAGGAAGAACAAGACAGATCATGTGGTGAGGATGGGCAAGTGGGAGGATGACAAGCCCGCCTTCACTTGGTCCTATGAGGTCAAGCCGGGTGAGTTCCTGTATCCCTTTAATAGGATGATCGTATGGGGTGGGGGCGTGCTGATGTATGACGGACCGGCCCCGTACTGGCATTCCAAGTTCCCGTTGATTAAATACACCCTGATTCCCTGGCCTAATAGCTGGTTCGGGAAGGCCCCGACCTGGGATACCATCCCGCTGAACAACAGCATCAACCTCAATCTGCGAGTGATCGATGACCATGCCGCCCAAGTAGCCCAGCCCGCCCTGATTGGGGATAGGAATGTCTCCAAGGCAGAGATGAATAAGGCCAACACGAGGAGCCCTGGGATGAAGATCAGGACTAACATGGCGTCAGGCAAGGGCTTGACGATAGTGCCCCCGCCCCCGCTCGATCCCATCATCTGGGAGTTGATTAAGTGGTGCGAGGAGAAGATGAAGTACATGGCAGGGACGGCTGACCCGGCATCGCTGGCAGCACTGGCACAGATGCCCTCCGATGACACGATTGATACGTTGATGAAGGCCATGACACCCGGCGTCAGACTGCGGTCCCGCATACTGGAGGGCTGTTACAAGGAGCTGGCTGAGATGTTCCTCTACTGTACGATGCAGTTCGATAGCCTCCCTAAGAGGATAGCGGAGTTCGGCCCCCAGGCAGTCACTAAGGAGGACTTCGACTATGCCCCCTCCAACATGATCCCGGACGATGTGCCCGATGGGGGGCCTGGAGATGCGGCCTCTATGGTGGCAGCACTAGGGTTGATGGGTCAGAGGCCCCCGTATCAGAGGGCTAAGAGTATGCTGGCCGCCATTGAGTTCAAGTTCGACCCAAGTAGCCTGCTGAATACGGCTGCCAAGCAGGATCTGATGCAGTACTTCGTCATGGCTAAGATGGGATACGTGTCAGTGTTCACGCTGATGGAGAAGATGGGTATCATGAACTTCGCCCCGGCTAACCTCAAGGTGCCAGTGGATGAGATTAGCAGGCTGCAACTACAGCAGATGCTGGGGATAGGCATGATTGCCAATGCCCAGGGCAGGAAGGCTACTGACTCAGAGTCTCCCAGCATGGGTCAGAATGCAGCCGGTCCCACGATCCAGACCTCATAATGAAAGAGGCCCCCAGGATGGCGTTCTGAGGGCCTCGCGTCTGCATGGTTAGCGATAGGAGAATCAGTGGCCTTTTCCATCCACAGATTCAGAGTGGGACCATGGTAGCACTACTGTTAACCATTGTCAATCCATGTCAATTGCATCCTTATATGCTGGTTTGACAGCCACTTAGCTGGGGGTGTAGTCTGGGCCTATAATATGGCCTACACAGGTGCGACTACTGCCGGTCAGGACTCGGACAGGAAGGACATGGGGATGGCTACTGGCACTGCTGCCGACACTCCCAGAGTCCTTGCTGGCCGCAAGCTATTTATGAAGAAGAACCCTGGAGCCCCAGGCAAGCTGGGCAAGACCAGTACAAAGGCAGAGTCCCTCAGTAAGCTGCGGGGGAAGGGAGCACTCGCATGAAGAAGGGTGGGACTATGCCGAAGGGCAAGGGTGGGAGGGGCGCTATGGGCAAGAAGGCCGGTGCCTATTCCTCCAACCTGGGCAAGGGTATGAAAGGCAAGGGCGGGCTGATGGGGCCTGCCTGCAAGTAAGGCGTAATCATTACATATGGCGACCTCCCCCATACCGGCGATTGGCGCTCCCCTGCCACCGCTGCCTGACCTGCCCCCAGGAGGGCAGCCGCCGGATAAGGGGGATGGGATGGCGCAACTGCTGGCTGGCATCATGCCGGTCAAGACTGAGGTCGATATCATTATTAGGGCAGCCAGGAGACTGGTACAGCTTGGCACAGTCACGGGGGTGGAGCAGCCCGTGGGTGCGATTATAGCGGCTGCTACCTCTATATTGCCTATGGCTGCCCAGAGTATGTTACAGCCGGGGGCTGGGGCTGGCCCTGGACCCGGTATCCCCCCTGTGGGGGCTGGCCCTATGGGAGGGGCTCCTAATGGACGTTAACGCATTCATGAATATGCTCGTGGAGGGCCTGGACCCAGAGGGCGCGGCCTATGTGAGGAAGGCAGTGGATCGGGATCTGGTCAAGGCCAAGGTCGCTGAACTCAAGAGCCATGATGAGTATCAGGCCCTGGTCACTGAGCTGGAGGGTGAGAATGGGAGGCCGGGGGCCAGGAACTTCCAGACTTGGTATAACGACAACTTCGATAAGATCGGCACTATTGCCAGGGAGAACCAGGAGTTGAAGCTGTACCGGGATCGGTATGGCTCCTTGGAGAGCCCCAAGCAGCCGGTAGTGCAGCAGCAGCAGCCTCCGGTCCAGGCTCCTGGCATCAGCCGGGAGGAGGTGGGCACTCTTATCCAGCAGGCGCTTCAGCAGACCTACGCCCCACAATGGGGCAACATCATCTCCACTACCGGCAGCATCATGCAGAAGCACCTGTTGAAGGGCCGTAAGAACACCATTGACTTCAACAACCTGGGTGAGATCGCCAAGAAGTACAGCGGCAACCTGGAAGCGGCCTATGAGGAATGGGACAAGCCTGAGCAGGAGAAGCAGGCCAAGGCCGACATGGAGACTGAGATTGAGCGCCGCGTCAAGGAGAAGGTCCAGCAGTTGAGATCCAGCAGAGAGCTGCCCGCCACCGGCACTGAGTTCACACCGGGGGCCATGACCTTCAGGCCCAAGACGGACCATGACAAGTTCGACCGGGGGGCCTTACTACGTGACCTACAGAACACCTTCGTGAACGGGGTGGAGGAGACACATTAGACTGTAAACATTACAGTCTGGAGACACTATGCCAGATATCGCAGATCAGCTATCCATAACTACTCGCCGCTATATAGATACCAACCCTGAGCTGCGAGATATGATCTTTAATCATGATGCCACCATGTCCCTGATTGGCGAGGAGTGCCACGAGGAAGTGGCCGGGGGCCTCAACTGGAATGACAATGTCATGTATGATGTCCAGGACGGCGGTCCCTACGCCAAGGGACAGGACCTGCTGGCAGACCAGCGCCAGATTGAGCAAGCCTTGCAGTTTGTACCCAAGCTCAATGTGGTGATGATCCCCTTCTATATGGAGGATATCAACGTCTTCAACGTCAATGGGAGTCCTGAGCAGATTGTCTCCCTGGTGGCAGAGAGGACGGATGCGGCCTTTGTGCAGATGGGTGCCCAGGCAGCCTTGCAGAGATATCTCCAAGGGCAGACGGCGGACTATATCAAGTTCCCCAATGGTCTGGCAGAGGCGTCCAATGATGGGGTGGCGGTGAGCTGGGACGGGAGATCCTACCCGGTGTATGGCACCCTGACCCGCTCCCTTTATGGTGGCAGGATACTGGCCCCGGCACCTTATAACTTCGCTGGGGGGTCATTGAGTGTCCCGGTGCTGGAGAAGCTGTACCAGAGTGTTAACTTCGGCAGCGGCAAGTATGAGCCCAACATCATTACTACTACTGCGGTGGGGCAGGGCATTATCAGGATTAACTTCCAGACCCAGCAGCGCTTCCAGAATGTGACCACAGCCAAGGGCGGCTTCAGGGGGCTGGAGTACAATGCGGCGGTTATATTCGCCAGCCGTTATGCCCCTGGGTCGTATCTGATGAATGGCCCTAATGGAGTTTCTACCAATCCGACTACAGTGCCCAACACTAATGGCACCAACGACCGGGTGGCCATGAGGATGTTGCAGTGGGCGACCGGCAATACTGCTGCTGCTTATCCCGCCCCCACTAATATGTGGGGAGATGGGATGGGTGGTGGTGGTCCAGGGTCTGGTGGGTTCGTGTTCGGTGAGAGTATCTGGGTGGAGAACGTCCGCAAGCCGATGGTCAAGTATCGCACCTCCCGCAACCGGCCCTTCAATGGCAGCCTGGACACCAACGGATTCATCCCGTCTGCTGTCAGCACTAAGCTGGTGGGTAAGGTGCTGCTGGCGCACAACTTCACTTTCCTGCCTGGGTATGTCGCCCACGGCTACAACTTCCAGAGCTAAGGAGGAACTATGGCACAGGTATACACTA